CCATCGAGCCGCTGACTTGAAGGCTGTCTGGCGTGGAGTAGCCGCTGCTATGGCCGCATTACTCGGGGCCAGGGGCGGGGTCGATATTCCGGAAGCAGACAGAAAAGGCGTGTATAATCATTTGGCGAAACATTATAAAGATTTCGATAAAGAGCCTCCAGAGTTTAGTTCTACTGAGCCGCCCGAGCCGGAGAAAACCACTCGGGATACTGAGCCGGAGAAAACCACTCAGAATGGCAAGATAGACGTGCCTCTGAAGGACAATGAAAAGGAGAAAGAAAAAATGGAAAAGGAAGAATTAGAAAGAAAAGAACTTAAGGAAAAAATCGAAGGCCTGGAAAAGCAAATCCTGGAAATGAAGGCGTCTGGGTTCAAGGGACTTGACCAGAAAGATGAAGATGCAAAGAAATATGAGGCCAAATTCTGGGAATGGGCAAAGACAGGGAAAGAGCCTCCGGAAATGAAAGATTCGACTACCTATTATCCTATCAAAACAGATTCTGGCGAAGGTGGGTATCTTATTCCCCAAAAGCTCTTCGGGAAAATTGTTGAGAAGCTGGCTGAGTATAGCCCTATCCGGAAATATGCTTTCGTTAACCAGGTGGCTGGTGATATTGATGTGGTGAAAGAAGGAACGGGGATTACCGTCGAGTGGCCTGGTGAAACAGGGACGAGAAATGCATTCACTACTACCGATGAGCGCTTTTTAACTACACAGAAAATCGTTCAGCACCCCCAGACCGCCCTCATAAAGGTTAGCCGGAAAATGCTGGCCCAGGATACTATTGTTAACCTGGAAGATTTCATCGCTGGGATTGTAGCCCGCTATATGGCTAAAAGTGAAGGAACGAAGTTTGTTAGTGGCAATGGGAGCGCTTGCCCGACAGGTCTTTTACACAGCACCCTTTTGACCAGGGTTACTCTCGGCACACACGATACTTTAACATTTGATGATGTTAAAAAAGCCTATTACAAAGTGCCGTCCTATGCCAGGTCGAGAGGCGTATGGTGCATGCATGATGACTGGATGTTATTCCTCTCGAAAATCAAATCAGCCGTGACAACCGGCGCCACCCCAGTTGAAAATATTAAATGGAACTCCTATGCCTTTGGTGATGTTATTGGGCCCGAACCGAACACTATTCTTGGCCGGCCAGTGATTTCCTGTCCTGACATGACCTCTGCAATCTCTTCCGGTAGCGAAGACCTGATGATTTTTGGTGACCTCCAGGGCTATTGGATTACAGACAATCCTTATGTTGTTGTTCAGCGGTTAGACGAACTCTATGCTGCTACTGGACAGGTTGGTTTCCTGTTTGAATTCCTGAAGGGCGGATATCCTGTTGACCCGCAAGGCATGAGAGTATTAGCCAATACCGCAAGTTGACGAATGAACAAGCAGGGGGAGATTGCTTTTTCGGGCGGTCTCCCCTCTGCCTTATCTTTTTCTGGAGCTGAACTAAAATGATGGTTAAGGCCAAAACCGAAAAGCAGAAAATGATGATTGAGAAGATTCTGGATAGATATAACCTGCCCGAGACCTTCGAGGTAACACTGGACGAGTATAAAAAGATTAAAGGCCTGGTATATTCTCTGGCCGTGAGATCGAAAATACCGGAGACGAAATGAGCGAACTCTGGACTGCGAACTTCCTTGAACCTGACGAATCAATCACGCCAGAAGAATATCAAGGCTTCATCACGCTGGCTGTTGATACCATCGAAGGCTTTATCAGGCGGGAACTCGGGACAGAGCAATTGGTTCAAGGCGAAATAAAAGATGAAGAGGCCCAGAACATTGGTGAATGGTATTATCCGAAAGTTTATCCGGTTGTAAGTATTTCCTCAATCACTCTCAATGATGAATCAATTGACCCGAACGACATTGAAATCTACTATGGGGCAATTAGGCGGCCGGTGAACAAATATTTTCCTACAGTTGCTGGCGGCCTGACCGGAAAAATCAAGATGACTTACACGGCGGGATTCGGGCCGGATGTGGTGAACCAGCTCAAGATGATAGTGATTCAGTATGTCCACTTCGCTTTTCAGAATCTCAAGGCCGGACGATTCGGGCAGACAAGCCGGACATATCAGGACGGGACGGCCACCTGGAAAACAGAGCAGGAATATCTGGAAGAAGTAAGAAAGCAAATCAGGCCATTAAGGCGGGTTGTAATATGAAAATCAGGGCAGATTTCAGCGAGGCAAAAAAAGATATAGAGGCATTATCTAAACTGAGTCCGGAGCTTGAAAAGGAACTTGACAACTGGAAAAATGAATCGGTGCGGGAATTGAAATACCAGGCCAGGAGTATGAGAAAAACGGTATGGCGGAAGACGGGAGCATTGGCAAAATCTATAGGCGGAAAGAAAATTAGAAATACTTCCGGAATTAATATTGTCGTCGGCTCTGGAGTTTTTGCACCAGAAGTCCCCTATGCTTTGCTACAAGAAGATGGCGGAACGATAACACCAAAAAAGAGGGATTGGCTGGCTATTCCTTTCAGGGGCGTGAAGGGATTCCCAAGAGAATACAGGGATACATTTTTCGCTTTTTCAAAAAACAAAAACCTGATTCTTTTTCAAAAGTTCGGGAAGCATGGCAAAAGACCGCTCTTCGCCTTGAAAAAAGAAGTGAATATTCCCGCTTCGAAATGGTTTAGCTCGGTGATGGACAAACAAAAGGAAAAGCTGGCGGCCTTACTTTCTGAAAACAATATCCTGGCCAGGCTTGGAGTAACAAAATGAGCTGGCGGAAAGATGTATTGCTGAGAATGAAAACTATCCTTGGCCAGATTAATGGGGTTGCTGGCGTGACTATGCGGATGATGAGCTGGGAAGAGACGAAGGGCTTCCCGTGGCTTATGGTTTTTTCTGGCGGCACTCATGGTATGGAAAGCTTCGCCTCGCCACAGAGTTGGAAGGATACGATGGAAGTAATTATTCGAGGCTATGTGAAAGAAACAGCTCTTCAGGATGCGGTGCTGGAGATGGAAGACCTGATTGAGAAAATACGGAAGGCTATTCATGATGACTATGTCAGCAATGCTTCAGGCTCGCTAGGCGTGATGGAGCTGACACTAACCCCAGGTGAAGTAAGAGAAACAGATTCGGGAGTGCTTTCAGATGTTGGTTTAGCTTTCTTTGAGCTGGCAATTCCCGTTTCGAGATATGCATTGGAATTTTAGGAGGATATAAAATGTTTCAAAAGAATGAAAAGAAAATAATCCGATGGATTGGAAGCCCTGGTGTGGGGAAAGATGGTATACTTCTAATCCCTGGCCAGGAGTATGAGGTTCAAATATTCGGGGCTGATGTGGCAGAAGCTTGGGTGAAAGAAGGCGTGGCTGAATATGTGACGGAAATCGAAGAGAAAAAAGAGCCTCAGAAAAGAGTAAAGGAGAACTAACATGGCATGGAGAGCAACGTTAGCGAAACAAGGACAGGTGGCTGGTTTCAAGAAGGCCACAACGTGGGGGACAGCCATAGCGGTCAGTTCCGGCTGTGGGTTGCCGTTCAAATCTATTTCAGGTCTCCAATCAACAAGAGATGTTTACGAAGTTACAGAGGTTGACCTTCCAGTAAGGCAATGTGCTTTTCTTGGTGTGAACAAGCCAATTGATTTGACCATCACTTCAGATATGTCTTATAGCCCTGGAGCCCTTGGTGTATTAATCGCTATGGTTTTTGGTTCGGCCGGCGCACCTACGGGAACGGGAGATGCGAAAACTCATAAATTCAAACTTTCTGGAAATTCTGGCCTTTTTGGCACATTGGCAATTGGTATGCCTGGCGAAATCTGGGAAATTCCATCACTCAAGCCCTATGCCTGGACACTCAAGGTTGGTGGTGAGGGGCTGATTGAAAGTGAGATAAAAGCTATTGGAAATAAGCTAGTAGCTCCAGCAACAGTGAATAACGAAACATCAATGAACGCTATTACCTATGATGAGAGGTGTAATCACTGCTTTTCAAAACAGATGAAGCTCTATATAAATGACCAAAGTGGCCAGGACTTTCAGGAATCTGATGTAATTGATATTAATTCTTTCGAATGCTCAGTAACAAGAGCCCATCAAGAAATCGTTTCGATTACACAAGACCAAATTTCAGAACCGGTTGATATTGCTCCTGCTACCGCTGATTTAAAGGTTGGCTTTCCGAAATATGGCACAGATGTTAGTGGCCTGATTTCAGCCCAGGCATCAGGAACTAAGAAAAAAGCAAAATTGGTTTTGACTGGCCCCCTTATTTCCGGAACCGATTATTACAAAATTACCATCTATTTCCCTTGCCTGGTGATAAAGCCAGTCACCACGAAATATGAAGACATTATTTCAGCCGAAGCAGAATTTTTGGGTTTGGCTGTTTCTACCGCTCCAACAGGAATGAGCGAGACGGTTCCATATATGACTATCGTTAATAAGCGGGCTACTGACTATCTTGCCTGATAGGAGATATAAATGGCAGTTCTGAAAAAATACCAGGCAAAATCAAACTGGCTTAAATACGAACTACAGACAAAGTATTTAGAACCACCCGTATTGACTGTCCAACTCCGGCACTTCAGCCCACTTGAAGCTGTCCCGACTGCGGCCGATGTGAACCGTTCTTATGACCCAGCCTTTCTTGTTGACCTGGCTGCGAAAGCAATCCAGGATTGGGATTTGACTGATGAAGATGGAAAAAAGATTCCTCTTGAAAAAGCCAAAGAGGTCATGGTCCAGATAGGCGGCGAGATGGTAGTTGACCGGAAAAAGCCGCTTGTTCTGGCAATAGTAGAAGA